CAAAATATCCATGAGACTCATACCAACCTTGAACACCAATAGCAGAATTATCACATCCTCTACCATCCGTCCAGATCTCTAACTGGATCTCATCATAATTACTATGCCAAAAGGTTTGGGGGACAAAAGTTCTATCGAGATTAGTCTCGTAGACATTGTTACCCATCCTACTGATAGGTTTCACGGTTATAAATTTCGGTGTAATCTCTTCGATGATGGCAGTAGTTGTTATGCCATCGACAGTGTACTTACAGGTATCTAACCCAGTTTCAATCCAATTAAACATTAACACTTACCTCCGTAACCCAATGCTTTCATTGCAGGAGCAGGATGAATCTCTTCTGCCAATGCAAGATACTGTTCAACAGTCACGTTCTTCACAAGGAAGTTAACCCATGCTTTCCATGGTTTGTAACCATACTTGAACCTTGCGATAAACTCTGGTTTTGGTAAACCATGCCAAGATGGGTGACAGTTAGGACTTGCGACCTCCATGTTCACACTCTTAGTGTGCTTACCTCTGTACATCAAGTACATACCGTCCCAAGTAAACTGGTCTTTTTCAAATTTCGTCATAATCATTTCCTCTCTCATTAATCACTTTATACAACCATTATACTTGTTTTGGAAACAAATGTCAAGCGTTTTTAGCAATTAATTTCAATCAATTTTATTGCCGTAGTAATCATGGGTACCTGCTTTCATCTGTTTCCTACGCATTGCTGATTCTGCACCAGCGGCAAGGGATCCGAATATGCATACAAATGCACCAAACGATACTACTATCGCACTAAATATAATTTCTAATATTTCCATTAGATTCTCCTAAACGTATTGCACGTTCTTCTTTAACTTCCACTTCTCGACTACGGCATTGCCGTACTCATCTTCATCAACCGCAATATATGCTACGGTCTTCTTGACATTGGCATAACGGTATTGTTGACCAATACCACCAACCCATACTAAATGAGGAAAGTCTTTACAGAATTCATAATTGTCGGGATTCTCACTGTAGTGGAAGTAATTCCCACAGTCCTTCTCGACAAACTCACCTAAAACGACTTCAACACTCATTGGGGCAAGACTCATAAAACAGTTACTCTTTCATCAAAATAGGGTACTATTATCTCATAATATAAACAAGTTGTCAAGTACTTTTAAGACTATTTTGTTATAAGGGTAGTTTTATTTATAACTATTTGGTGGTAGCACGGTATACACCGTCCCAATCTTTGGATAGTCCTGCTTCCTTCATCTCATTACAACGGTCTATCCATTTGATATAGAAGTCCGACATTGTACCCAGAAAACAGGGTTTGAGATCTTCGCAGAATCTAATTGCTTGATCGAATTGTTGATTGTAATATAGAACCATCATCTTCTCATGCTGTGCGGTTTCATTAGCATATGCGGAATTATCATTCCACCACTCATGTGTTCCCAACACGGTATAGATCTTTACGGGTTCAGTTTTTCCTTTGACTGCTATAGTATCCAGTTCGAGTAATGCAAATTCATCCTCTAATTCTTTTGCTGTCTCGTATCCTAATATAGTCTTCACACCATACTCCTTAGTTTGTCCTTCAAGTCTCGCTGCCAGATTGACAGCATCTCCTAACACAGAGTAATCAAACCTCTGATCACTTCCCATGTTCCCTACAACAACAGATCCACTGTTGATTCCTACACCAATGTTAATTGGCAATAACCCTTCTTCCTTTAATTCGGCGTTGAGTATATCAAGTCTATCATACATTTGCTCACTTGTCAATACCGCAAGTCGTTCTTGTTGCTCTACGTCTAATGGAGCATTCCAGAATGCCATGATACAATCGCCCATATACTTATCTATGGTTCCTTGGTTATCCATGATAATCTCAGTCATGGGTGATAAGAACCTATTCACCAACTCAGTCAATCCTTGGGGGTTAGTCTTATACTGTTCGCTTATGGGGGTGAATCCACGGATGTCGCAGAACAGGAATGTCATGTATCTGGTGTCTCCACCTAATTTTAATAAATCTGGGTTCTCTTGTAACTTTACAACCATCGCAGGTGATAAATAGGTACCGAACTGCTTTTTAATTTGCTCTTTCTGTTTATATGTGATATAATACTTATTAAACGAACTTTGAGCAAAAACAAGGAACCCCGCAATTGAAGACCAAATGGCATCAACGAATAAGAAAGAATCATACCAGAAGTAGAAGGAACTACTCAATGGGACACCAAGAATACCTAAACTCACTATCCCCGCAGGAACTGTGGAAAGAGTGTAGACCGATAGAAGAATTCCTAAACATATTACCAGAAGAATCAAAGTCTCGACTGCTACAGTCCAGTCGGGTATCTTTATTTGAACGCCTGAAATTAAGGTCTGGATTTGATGACCTTGAACTTCGTGGGGATACACTGCTCCCGTTGGGGTTGCGACTGGATTAGCATAACCCTCGGCAGTTACTCCAAAAATTAATATCTTACCTTCTGGGAGGGGTTCTACTATGGACTGTGAAACAAAGTCGTTCCAGAAGGCAACAGGGAGTTCTGAGGAGGGTTCTGTGACCAAAGGATCCTGTTTCCCCAATCTTATCCATTCTACACCAAGAGAATTGTATTTAACGGTGTAGGATGGTTCACCCATCATTACACGTACCGCATCAAGTCCCAAACTGGGATATGGTTGCCCATTGATTGATACCATCATCGGTACACGTCTCAACACTCCAGTAGGTTGATCCACCACTGCGGATACTGCACCTACACCCATTGACATCTGTGCGAGTTCTTGTAATGGGGTGATGACACCGACATATTCTGGTAACGTGTCGATTTTTTTGCCAAACGTAGACACGTTAGCATAGATACCTAAATCATCCGAAGTAGTTTGGTGGGTAGGTGCGGACGGGAGTACTACTGCTTTTCTTGACATTGATTCTGCCAGAGCACTGTCTCCCTTGAACCGATCTTTCTCTGACCATATCATTGTAGATACTATGAGAGATGATTGGGGTGTCTTGTTGATATACTTTGCTACGGTGTCTCTGGGCCACGGATATTGTCCTTCAAGTTCAATTGCTTTCTCATCGATATTGATCAATACTATGTCATCTACAGAGATCCGTTCTTGACTCTGCTGTAGATAATCATAGAAACTATATTGTACAGTCTTTACTATATCTCCCTGCTGTACCTTTAGAAAGGCAAAGAGAAATATAATTGGCAGTACTGACCACCACTTGGTCATTGTTGTACTACTGAGACAGAACATCCACCTACAGTTAAGCAGTTCTGATATAAGGTATAGGTTGCTGTTGAGTTAAATTGTTTTAAAGTTAGGTCGGTTCCGTATGTACCGTCAAGTTCTATAGTGGCAGTATGAGTTGCACCAGATCCCTTTTGACGAATGAACACATCGTTTTCATCATTGTAGATAGTAAGATCGATTGTCTTAGCACCATCGTGTTGTTGAATTGCAGTAACTTCATTATCGTCACCTGCTAAGTGTAGTCCAAATGAATGACCATTATTTCCTGCGTTACCTTGGTTTGTTTGTTGAACCGAAACACCGTTGTTGTCTCCGTACATGGTTAGATCAACGGAATGTCCACCTACTTCCCAATTATCATACTGATAGTCGTGGTTAGTATAACTCTCTGGATAATCGAATGCACATCCTTGACAGATCTTTACACCATTCCCAGTACCAGATAACTCATCTAAGGTTATCGTGTTTTCATCATTATCACCTTCGTTGTACTGTATGAATAACAGTCCACTATAGGTTGTCGTATTGAATGAGTTGCCATCCAACATCTGTATAATGTTCTTAGCACCTACTTGTTCTATACCTAACTCAAAATTAGTACCAGACTGATCGATTTGAATCTCGTTGTCTGCTACAGCACTAAGTGCTACCATAGATAGAATGGTTACTACTGTCATTACTTGCCAAAATTTATTTTCTTTCATATTAATTACTCTGTTTAATAACAACTACTATATCACCACCACCATCGGCAGTAATTATTCCTTTGTACCCATCTACTTCGGTATCTACTGTAATAGCACCACCAGATAGGAAACGTAAACTTATCACTCCATTAACGTCCCTGTAAAATACAAGACCACCATCTTCATTGAAGATATTGTATTGACTATCATTATTTAGACCATACGTAGCACCTTTCAATACTGCTTTACCTATACCCGTACTTGCTTGTTGATCAGATAGATCACCCATAGTTCTTTCTAACTCTTCGATTATGTCGAGTAGGTCTACAAGGAAGTCTCCACCCAGAGCATCATAATCCAGTCTATTGAAGTCATCCTCTTCAAGATAATTTTCGTAATCTTTATCTAACTCATCGAATGCAAGAAAGTCCGCATCCAGTTTACCATAGTCGAACCGTGCTTCCTGTACACGTTGCTCTTCTATTGCCTGTGCTACCTCTTCGGGTGGATTGACGATAAACATATTATCAATTACATTTGGTGTGATGTTATCTATCACTACTGTTTGAGTTGGCATTGTGGATATACTGGAGACCATAGTCGCCGCATATGCTTGGGATAGTGTTACAGATCCTGCCTCATTAGATACTACAATCTCTCCAGACGGAGCACCGTACTCATCTGGAAGTAGAATCACAAGTGATCTTCCCAGTTCATCGATTGTAGTTGTGAAATCTGTTCCCCGAACCGCAATGGTTGCAGTGGGTGTTTTGATATCGATATTAGATTTGTCTACCATACCCAAACGACCAGACGCAAATCTTGCAGTCCCAAGTGCCATCTTCATGACCATCTTGGACTTGCTCGGATCTGGATCGTAATAGACCTTATCGATATAGACTTTGGTATGTTCTATTAAAGATAGTTCTGCATCATCAAGGAACTTAATGAGCATCCTACCCTTCGCAGTTTGTGCAGTGTCGTTTAGTTGGATTTTAGTTCCAACTGCACCCTCCACAATTTGCTTGGATTCTCGTTCAAGAGAACCTACTCCCGTAGATTCGACTACCCCACCAATCGATTCGGCATTGACCGAACCAATTAGTAGAACAGTACTAACTGTCGTTAGCAGTATCTTTTTGATTAATCTGGATGACAGCATTATCGGACGTAATATCTAAAGTGATGATACCCTTACAAGTTGAAATACCTGTAGGACATGTACCACTTAACTGATTAATGTCGATGTTTGCATTGTCTCCGTCAAACTCAACTGTTTGCGTTTGGTAAAACCCATCATTCTGTAAAGATTTAATGTCATTATCGTCACCAGTAATATCCCAGTTCCAAGTAACATCATCTGTTTCAATGTCTATATCAAATACGTTTGTTGATCCAAGAACAGATAGATCGAAATCTAAACGTTCAGAAGATGCAACAGATCCTTGATCAAAATCGATTGTGTTAGAATCACCAGTCATAGTGATATCCATTGTTGTTGAATCCGAAGATCCAGTGTCACCAATCAAATAATCAAGAACGTTACTGTCACCAGTCCACGATAAATTATACGTAGAACTGTTTGCGGTTAACGTACCATATAGTAAGTTTTCGTTACCCAGTTGATCTATATTAAAGGTCAACGAAGTACCAGTAATGGGTGTTGCCGCCGATGAAGTTTCAAAATTGTTTAAACCAATCTTGTTACCGTAACCAACTTGATCGATATAAAGAGTCAGAGTGTTACCAGTCTGGTCTATATTAATCTCGTTATCATCTGACGCTGCTCCCCACGCAAACGAAGTTAGCATTAATCCTGCCATAGCAATAAAATACTTATTCATTTTTTTCTCCTAAAGGGTGTGCATCATTTTTCCCATCTGCTTGATGGGGGTGTCGATGTCCTTGCCCCACTTTCCAAAGTCCCCTATCGTGACCTTGGTATATTAATTCCAGTACACTTGCTTCAATAGCAGAACGTACCGCATATGTCACTGACTCATTATTACCCACTCCGTCCTCGTATTCCACGAGTTGGGTTCCCTGTTCATAAAACCTAAACAGATCCCCACCAGACCCATAAGACAAAATTGTCTTCTTCGTCTGGACGTTTAACAAAACTTCTCCCGTTAGCACAGAGACTGCTCGGACAGAGACGGTGACAATATCTTTGCGATACTGTCTGGTGAATCCAATGCCCAATGTTCTGGCACCTCGTCCTCCACTTTCTACATTGGTGTCATAACCAATGATCCCACCTTCGATAATCATCCCCGCAAAAAGCAGAGGGGCAATGCCCTGCGATTTCTCATCGGCATATTCTTTACGGGTACTTCTTACAATCTGGCGTTCTCTGACCAAATTGTCTATACCTTGTCTCTCGACTACACGGAACCATGTACCTTGTCCCGCAGTCTTGAGTGCATCGATCAGCATCTCAGTTCCACCTTGAGTGACAGCAGTACTAAAATCTGCAATACCGTCTCTTGCCTTTCTTTGTCCAGTAAGATCTTTAAACCCGTATACGGCAACAACTGGTTTTAGGGTCGCCGGTGGCACCTGTAAAAGTTCTACATACGCCGGTAGTTTAACCACTTCTGGTAGATCCACACATATATATTTACGTGCCATCGTTTTTTGAAGACCCATCTGCAAATGCCGTTGGTAACCTTCAGAATATTTTCCTGCATTATCATTACAATCTTGGGGTTGATCCGACCACTGTGGTACGGATGCACAACCTGTCAAAAAAATGAACAGTACAGATAGTAGTAGCAAATTACGTGCCATCTCCACCATCTCCTGTATCTCCATCCGAACCAAAGTTACCAGTTCCGATTGGAATCTCAATTATTGTTTCAGTACCATCACTATCAATGATGGTCATCTTAATAAATTCTGTTCCGTCTTCTCCTGTAATTACTTCATAGGTTATAACGGATCCTTCTAATGTAAATGACCCGAACGTTACCGCACTGTCATTACTAAACATGTTATCTACCAATTGCTTAGATAACTGAGCATATATTCGTGATTCCAGATTACGTATAAATTTTGCCAATACGGTGTTATCTGCTTCACGTTCTGCCGCCTTCTGTGCCGCCTCTAAAGCATCGGCAATTGCTTTCTTCCTTGAATGCTCTTGGTTCTCAATTGTTAAATAATGTGCTCCAGTTCCTATTCCACTAAATGACGGGTTCTTAAACCCATGTACTATCTCAGTTGCTTGGGTCTGAGTAGTCACTATCATCAATGTGAGTAATACTAATCTTTTCATTGTCTTTATCCTGTTGTTGTAGCAACATATCTAATTTAACATTTAGTCTTATTAAATCGTTATCCAACATACGTACTTTATCAATTAGGTCAATTAAGGTCATGTGGGATTCTTCTATCACTGGATTCACTTCCTGTGTTACCCAGATCCATATGTAGTATATGAAGTATCCTAACCCTATTGCCGCCATTATAGGAAACCCATAGGTTCCTACTGCTTCTACTATTGTTTCCATTCTCTAATCCTTTCTGTGATCCTCTTGCCCTTTAGACCTTGCTACTCTGTTCATATCTGGTCTAATACTAAATGCATGGGATATCATAATGTCTATCTTTAATAGTTCATTATTCATAGTACCAATTCGATTCTGCAATGATTTCACAAACATACGTTGTGTCTTGATGTCATCAAGTACACCTGCGAGAATAAACTTTAGGGTAAGAAACACGAAGAAACCACCTGCGAGTGCAGATGCTATAGGGAAACCAACGTCTCCTATTAATTCTAAATATTCCATAAATACCCTGTTGTAATAGTTTACGTATCTATTTATACAATCGGGTATTGGAAGATGTTATTTTATTGAACTTTCCAGTCGGTAATAGTAGACACACGAATGTCCATCCAACAATCTTGATCCGTATCAAATACAATGATAGTCATTGTTTGGGGATCTTGTCTTACACTTGTTTCCGAAATAAGAGTTCCAATAACATTTAAAGGTTCTCCAGTTTTCCAATGTGTAAAGTCAATACTAACATTACCTTTCTGTAATGCATCTAACAAGTTTGCTGTGCTCATTAAAATTTAGTTGTCCTGTATATGTGATGTAATAGTCCTGCGTATTCTTCGTGGGTTTCTTCGCATGGGTGCCCAAATGGTTTTACCTTATACTTAGTTCTTGCAAGTTTGAATAGATCGGTGTACTTACCCATACCCAATCTTTGATGATCTGGAAACGTTTCTATTTTATCTTTTACCCAGTCATTATATTCACCCCAGTTCAACTCTCTGGTATTTCGAGGGGTAAAACAATCTATGTAGTTTACCCACATGCGTTCATGGAAAACACCCTGTATTAACTTTATCTTTTTTGCGTCACATAAAACTCTTAATGCATCCATGAAACCTAACGTACTAATTATACCATCACGAGTAGACTCAACAACATCATAGTATGGATCCAATACCTTAGTCAGATCTGGATGTAGATACTCCAACCTACTCGGAGATATCTGAGTCATGCACTGCCATCGTTGAATCTTCATCTCCTCTTCATAACCTGTAGGATGAGACTCTGCTGTTTCATGACGTTGCCATGCTGACCATATGATAACTAAATGTGTTACCTCATCGTGTCTACTCAAATAATCTATAGTATCTCTAAAGATCTTTTGATTACATGCACCACATGTTGCAAGATTAGTAAAAGGTATTTCGAGATGTTCTGCAAGTATGCTTGGGAATGCCAGATGTTCATGTTGATTATCTTCATAACCTTTCAGTTCATCTCCCCATACAAAACTACACCCGTTAGTAACTAACATTATGTTCCTTGATTATATCAATTAATTGGTTTGCAAACTCCGTGTGAGAATCCTCACAAGCATGACCACGTGGTTTAATACTATTCTTATTTGCCGACATAGTATATATATCCGAATATCTTCCCAGTCCTATACGACATTCATCTCTGAGGTAAGACATAGATTTTGTAATAGCAGACTTGTACTGTTCATAGTCTTTAGACTTTAATGTGCTCAGAAAATTACGATACATGTCTCCATGTATGACACTTTGTATGACACCTATACCCATCTGGTCACATAGGAATTGTATGTTTTTCATATACATCAATGTGTGTACGATAGAGGTGTGCATAGTCCAGACGTTATCGATATACTCCTTGAGTATTCTCATACGTTTAGGACATTCCTCAGATCGGTTGTCAAACCTAAAACTGTCAGAACGATGATTAGCAATGATCTGGTTCATATTAGATTCACGGTGAATGTTAATCTCCAGATCTGATTGTAGTGTGAAGGGTTCACATAATTCGAAACGACCAAAGTTGCTCCACATGATAACAATCATGTCGATCTTCTTATTGGTTTCTTGTAGGAATTCTGTTGTAGTGCGGTAGATCTTTGAATTAGAGCAACCGTTCTGTGCGAGGTTTATATACTTAGAATTAAGTTCGTTAGATAATTTATATGCATACGTGTGAGCGTGATGGGTATTTGTTTCATACCCATCCAACTCATCACCGTATGTAAAACTGTCACCGTTAAATAGTATCGTTCTCATGGATCCTGTCATGCTCGTATAGTGCGAGGAATCCATAATGAATGATTTTCATTATATCTTTTCGGTGGTCTGCGGGAGTACCTTTCTTACCATATCGTCCGTTGTACTTATCGACATTGCCAAGGAAGAATCCCATACCATGCCCACGGTCAACAATGACTTCAGAAGATTGTAAACCGCCTTGACCATAGTGTCCCCCATATGTATTATCTATATAATCAGCAAACTCACGAATGAGGTTATTCTCATTGAATTTGTAATCTGGAGCATCAACAACATTGACTCTCTTGATATCTTCGGAATGCATATGGATTCTACTTTGACCTAATTTCTGGGTGGCATCGTCTACTGAAGTAAACGGAGGTACGTGTGCTTTAACCATTGAACAACTCCTCATACAAAGTGTCGATGTCATCGTTCTCGGTACGTACTTCTGCCATGTTAGACTTGTGGTAGATACCTGCAAGTTTACGTAGATGCTTCTTATCTACTCCATGGTTCTCGAAGGTCACCTGTACGATGTCCTTGATTAAATCTTTCTCTGCGTCCATGCGTGTCATGGAATCAGACATTTCTTTGATTGCGTTACCAATCCTTTTCTTATCATCTGGTGTTAATGTGATCATAATGTTTCTATATCCTCAATTAATAAATCTCTTAAATCTCGTGCTTGTTGATCACGAGGGTCATTTATACCATAACCACAGAACTTATATGCCAAGGTGATTCTATCATCCCCTGCATATGCACTGTGCCAACAATGGTGCTCTTTCTCTTCTTCACTACCGAAGTAGTAATGTCGGCATTGCCAACCTGCCACATCTTGATGAGTGACAAGTTTCCCAGTCTCGTTATCTAAGTATCGGAAGAACCCTTTACCCGTAGACCACGTAAATAAGACTTGGTAGGCAGATGCGTCATAGTTAGTGTGCCATCCGACAAATCCCCCTTTGGGATAGTATGATAGCAGGGCACTGGTATGTGCACCTATCTCTGAAGCAAAATCATATTTCACCCGTTGCATATAATCCTTCCATTTAGGATCTATACGCACCATCTTAGAGATGGGTTGGGCAAAGTGTCGATCTGGCACTCCAACTAACTTGTCTCTGGACAAACATTCATCCAGATATTCTTGAGAGCAAAAGTATTCACCGTTGCTCTTATCTTCTTCACTACTATACACGTGTGCGTCTGGATTGTTATAATCCTTCTCAGCAAAGAATCTATCAGAGAATCCGTTAAGAGTCTCCAACAATTCTTTATTGCGTATAGTAACTTCAGACATTAGATAATAATTCCACTGGTTGCTTCAATGTATGACTTCTGGAATGACTCATTAGTCTCTACAACAAATAATACATCCAAGAATGTTACCTGCTCTGGGTTTTCCTTTGCAGACATACATACACCACGACCAAATCCAATATTACCTTCTGGGTCTTGGACAATTAGTCTTGGGTTATCGGCAACTACATTGTCACCATCAATTTGATTCAACTTACCGATATATTCACCGATACCTGTCATTATGGTGACGATGTCACCTTTTTTCATTTTACTCATCTTCTTCTCCGATTTTAATAAGTTTCCATTCATTATGTGGAAGTTGTTCCCATTGTAACATATCTCCCACCTTAAAGTCAAGCGTTTCCATCAATTCATCTGAAAACTCTATACACAATTCTCCATCTACTTCGATGATTGGGGCGAACATTGGGGCAGTTAGTTTCATGGGTGCCCCCCTAAGAACTTCCCTGTCTCAACATCACAACCCGCATCATCTACAACACGCACCTTTGGTTTAGGTTCTAGTGCTTCAATAACATCGGGGAAGTGAACACCAACATGTTCCCAACATTTTAATGCTACTTCTCTGTGTTCTTTTTGAGTCTCGATACCCATACGTAACTGGCAGTAGTGTATCCACGAACGTAACGATCCTGCCATGTATAATGTAGTCTCGGTATTACCTTCGGGTAACAGCACACGTGCTTGTTCTTTTGCAATACCATTATCTAGTGCCCAGTTATAGTTCTTCTTCGCAATATTGATAACTTCACGTTGTTTCATATTCCAGTCTTCTGCCAGTGTTCGATCATCTGTCTCAACAGATGCTTGTCTATTCTTGGCATCCTGCATACGTGCTTCTCTGGTATCGAAGTCTTCTGACTCAGCATACCTCTGTGAGAATTCTTGATATGAAAACGAGCGATGACGTAAGATCTGTCTACTAATATCACGAGTAGTCTTGATCTCCAAAGTCATATGCACCATCTCGAACGGTGACCAATGACCATGTTTAATCAGATACTTGATCAACCGTGGGGCAGTCTCATGATTACTTTGGTTAGCAGGATTAGATACACGTGCGGTATATGCAACTAATTCATTTGCATCCCACACACTGGTATGTCCCACGTTTGGTTTGGTTACACCAACCAGATTTACTTCACTCATCCTCATCGTCTCCTTTCATTACACGCATTAAATCTGCGTCATTCATATGCCTTAGAGTTATCTCTATGCCCTTAATCTTACCCAGATAATATCCAACATAGTTAGATATACCCATTAGTGCCATGACAAATACTGTCATCTCCCATGGTTGCCATACAGTCATCATAGTTTAAAGTCTCCAAACCTATTCTCTTGATTTAACCTTTGACCACTTGCACTGTTATCGAATGCAGGGCCGTTGTCTTCTTCACGATTCATAGGATTAGTAGACTGATCCACATCATACAAACGCATCTTGGATCTATCTACACCAACCACAAACCTACCATTAGCAACTGGATCATTGTATCGATTCTTCAATTGCTTCACAAGGATCTGTCTATTGTTTGACAATTCTTCATTTGAAATCAAGGCAAACATTAGATCCGCAGTAGCAGGTAGACCAAATGATTCAGAAGTATCTTCCAAACCAACATCATCATTACTGTATCCAGATCTTGTAGTCTGCGTTGCAGATACTACTGGTACATCAAACTCAACTGCGAGTCCACGTAGTTCTTCTGCAATAGACTTGATGTATGTATATGAATTGATTGATCCACCCATTGCTTTCATACGAGATGATGAGCAGATGTTTAGATAATCAATATAGATCATGTCTGGTACAAAGTTCTTCTTGAGTTTCAACTCATTCAGTAGTGCACGGAAGTGAGATGCATTTGCACCCCCAGTCGGATATTCTTTAATGATCAACTTACCGTTGGTCTTTGCAGAGATCTGACTGACCTTGTCCGTGAACATATCACGTGACATATTCTCTAACTGATCAATAGGTATGTTCAGAAGATTAGCATCGATACGTTCTGCGATTCGTTCTTCTGCCATCTCCATAGTAATGTACAATACGTTCTTACCCATAGTAAGAGCGGCACCTGCACAGTGACACATAAAGAGAGACTTACCAACACCTGTACCTGCCAGTGCAATGTTCAGAGTCTTGTTAGGTAAACCACCCTTGGTGATCTGGTTGAATAAGTCAAGGTCAAACGGTAGTCTTTCCTCAGTAGTTGTATAGAAGTCATAACGATCATTGACATTCTCAATATAGTCGTGTCCGATATTAGTATCAAACGTTACACCCAGTGCTTTGGATAGAATATCTGGAAGTGCGTTCTTGGTTAGTGT